TGCCGCCCGGGTCCGCCCAGATTTCGGCTTCAATGTAGTCCGAAAACGCAGAGCCAATGGTGAACTCCTGCCCGGCGTTTACCGCAGTGTGCAGGGTGAGAGCTTTAAGGGTGCTGCCGGCTTGGCCGCCTTTCAGCTCAGTGCCGTTTGGCAGCAGCAAAACGGAGTAGTACATGCTTCACCTCCAATCAGCATTCAATAATGTTAAATTTAAGGTTCTTCCACTGTTTCGTCTTGGCATTGTGCCAGGCGATGCCGTATTTGCTGCAGTAGCAGGTGGTGGTTTCGGTCTCGGTGGAAGAGCCGGCTTTGGGGTGGGTGAACTGGAATGTGGATTTGCCTGCAAACAGCCCGATGGTGTACTTGTATTCGTCGTCCGTCAGGCAGCTGTAGGCGATGGGCCAGGTGGCAACCTTTTCCCGCACCACTTCGCGGTGCATGTACCCGGCTTCGTCGCGCCCGGAATCGCTGGAATCCAGGTCGGAATAACTCGGTTCAATGTCGCAGTCCGGTGCGTACAGGGATTTGCCATCGATCTGGAACAGATTGGTCAGGGTCACGTTACACACCTCCTGTGGCAGTCAGCTGTTTGCGCTGCCAGCGCTGTACGGCGCGGCCTACATCATCGTCGGTCAGCTCAATGCCGTACACGGCGGAGAGGATCTCCCGCAGCACGGCCACAACGGCTTCAAAGCCAGCCATCTGGCCCGCCTGCAAATCTTCCATGACCTCGGCCACAGCCTGCTTGATGGTATCCAGCGGGGCTTCCACGTTGGTGCCGTGGCTCTGATCGCCCAGCACGGCCAGAAACTCCCGGTTGGCCGGGATGACCGCGCCTTGTGCCAGGTAGGGAATTTGCGGGGCGGTCAGGGTGCTGATATTAAACCCGACATGCCCGCCGCCGAATATGTCCGGCAGGTCGAACGACAACCCGTTCAGCGCGTTGATGACCGCATTGATGCCGGTGACAACGGCGGAGATCATCCGGTTGATGAAGCCGATGATGCCATTGACGGCGGTTTTGATGGTTTCGCCGATGCCGTTCCAGATGTCAGAAATCGTCTGCCCAAGGGAATTGAATGTCTCAGTAGTTTTAGCGCGGATGTTATCCCATGCGTCTACAAAATTCTGCTTGAGGTCACGCAGCCAGCCGGTGATGTTCTCCCACTTGCTGGCCAGACCGTCCAGAAGTCCTTGCGAGATGTAGGAACCCCAGGATTGGGCTTCGGTACTGGGAGAGTGGATTCCAAATGCCTCACAAATGCCATTTTTGAACGGCGTGAAAATGTGATCATAGATCCACTGCACGATACCGTTCCAGAGCGCTTCCAGGCCGTTGATAAAACCATCGAACAGGTACTGGGCAACGTCGTCACCGTATCCGGCAACCGCTGCCTGGGTTTGGACGTCATCAAACCATTGCTTTACACCCTGAATAAAATCACCGACAAGGTGCCCGGCAAGGGCTGAAAGTCCATCTGCCAGCCCAGTGACGGCGGCGGACAGCAAATCCAGAATTGCCTGCGCAAGTTCGGCATAGTCGATATTGGTAATGCATTCGGCAATCGTGCTGCCAATCTGCTGCCAATCCAGCCCATCGATCCAGTGCGCCAGGGCTTCAATCAAGCCCGCCGCACCGGATACAAGGTCTGCCGCGGCCTGGGGCCAGTCAATGTTATTGATGGCGGCCATGGTCGCGCGGGCGAATGCGTCCCCCAGCGCACTAAAATCAAAGGTTTGGATAAACCCGTGCAGTGTCTCGAAGACGATCTTCCACTTGGCAATCATCATGCGGCCAAGGGCTTCCCAGTCCAGTTCTTCCACGCACTGGTTCATCCCATTGCCGATGCCATTACCCAAGGTATCCCAGTGGATACTTTGTACCAGGGTCTGCAAAGATCAGTGCCGTGTTAAGCCCCTGTGCCAAGGTAGAACCAACCAGCCGCCAATCCAGCCGGGCGATAAAGCCGTTGAGGGTATCCGCAATGTTTGCGGCCCAGGTCTGGGCCTTATCCTGGATATCTGGCCAGGGGATAGCGGCAAGTGCTTCGTTGAGCTTTTGGGCAATGAGCTGCCCGACCTGGTTCCATTCGCCCGCCTTGATGGCAGCCAGCACGGAATCCAGGAACGGGCTTTTTGCGTCAAAGTTATAGTTGGGGGTGATGCTGCTGGCGCCCGAACCGCCGCCGCTGCTCCCTGTCTTGGCATCTAACCGTTCGATTTCATCAAACCCGGCCAGGCTCTTTGCAGCATCTTTCGCTGCCTTGGATGTTCCGCTCATGCCCTTAGCCGCGGCCTTGGCGGAGGATACCGTCTTGCCGGTCAGGAACGCCACCAGCTTTGCAAGGTAGGCAAATACGGTTGCCGCTGCATTGGCCAGCGCGGTCAGAGCAGGGGTCAGAACTTGAATTAACGGTGCGGCAGCAGTAGCCGCAGCACCTTGCAGGTTGCCAAGGGCCTGCCGCAGGGACGTGCTGGAAAGCAGGGCAGTGCCCATGTAGTTGGTCATCTGGCGCAGACCAGACGAGAGCAAGTTAAAAATTAGAGCACTGGAAGCAAGGCCGGTAATGCGGCGGGAAAACCGCCCCAGGCCCTTTGTCATGGCGGACAACCTGGCCTGAATTGCTTTGAAGGGCTGTTGAATCGCTGCAGCCGAAAGACGAACGGCGTTTTTTACGCCCTGAACTGCGCGTGTTGCGGCAAGCTGGCGGCTTAGCAGGGATGTAATGTGCTGGGACTGACGTTCAACCGCCAGGTCTTCGGTATCCATTTGCTGCGAAAGGCCATCGTGCTCTTCTTGCAGCTTTTCAATCATGGGAACCTGGTCACGATATTCCTTGGACATCGCGCCAATCTTTTGCTGCTGCAGATCCAACGTGGCCCGCAGCTTATCACTGCGTTTAACGTCAGCAGGGGCGAAATCCAGCCCATTCTTTTGGTGCTGCAAGTCCATGGTAGTGTTTAATTTTTGCAGTTCGCGCGCGGTTTCGGCGGCTTCCTGCCGGGCACGCTTGAGATCATCGCCCAGGCTGGTATGCTTGGCACCTGCCTGCGCCAGTTGCCTGTCCAGCGCAGCAACCTGCTGGGCGGTGCTCTTGGCCTTGGCCTGCAGCTCTTTCAGCTCGGCATAGGCGCCTTTATTGTTGATTCTGGTATCCAGAATGATCGACCCATCAGCCAAACATTACACCCCCAGACTTTTGAAAAATTCTTCTTCCGCGCTGGTCAGCTTGTGTTTGGGCAGGGTGACCAGATCGGGATTGCTGCGCACAAATTCCTGCTCGGCTTTGTCCAGCTTTTTGCCGTGCAGGCGCTTGTTGCGGATGGAGACGACCTGCGCAAACTGGCCGTCCCCGATGCAGCCAAATGCCCCGATGAACTCCCACCAGTGCAGGTAGGCGCAGCGGCGGCAGCTGTAGCCCAGAACTTTGTCCACTGCCGGTGCCATGATAGCGGCGTCGGTGTCCCAGTCCACAAGGGCGGGCTTTGGCACGGCGGCTTCCACCGGCTTGCCGCAGTTGATAAACACCATGGCCGCCTGGGCTGCTGTACTCAGGTCCGGCAGGCGCTTCCAATCCGGGTACAGGATCTCCAGGCAGGCAAGGGTCTGTTCCTGCGGGCTCAGCTCCGGGTCACGCAGGGCGGAGATGGCATCCAGCACGGCGCGGTAGTCGCTGCGGATGGCAAACTCCTGCCCGCATACCGTCACGCTGGTGGGCAGCTTCCAGCCGCTCACTGCTGGTCCGGGGCCAGTCCGGCGGTGCTGCCCTGGTAGGCGTCCGCGTGCCTGGCAATGCGGGCCGCGCTGGCCTTGGCGGCGGCTTCCACCGCCTGGGTCAGCATCGGGGTGACGGCATCCAACACGGCTTCGGCCACCAGGCTGCCGTCCTCGCAGAAAGCCAGGCTGGATACCCCGGCAAAGAATACATCCGATACCGGCGTGCCGAAGATGTAATCAAACCAGTGGCGCACCTGCCTGTCCCACTCCACCAGATCCTCGGGACCGGTCACGGGCGCGGCCGTAATTTCGGCAATCTTGGCGCGGGCTTCCTCCATGCGGCCGGCCAGGCCGATGTCAGAGGGATTGAAGCGGATGGTGCCGATCAGGGTGCCGTCCGCATCCTTGACGTCATAGCTTTTTAAGCCGCGGTCAATGTTCAGCTCCATTGTTTATTCCTCCGTGAAGGTGGGCACGCCGGCCGCAATGGTGCAGGTGCCCAGCGTTTTGTTGTTGGACAGGTGTACGTTCATCGGCATGCCGACGTAATCGGAGCCGCCCAGGCTCTGGGGCACGATGGTGCAGCCGGTGTGCTTTTCCGCCGTGAAGGAGCCGGAAGCAGCCCCCAGGAAGCAGTGGACGTGCAGCACATCGAACATGCTCAGCTCGCTTACGGCGTTGCGGCGCTCAATGTCCAGCAGCTTGGCGCTCAGCTTCTGGCCGCCGCGGATGGTGCAGGGGTCCAGGTCAAGCTCCGGCTTTGCGGCGCTCACGTTCACGTCCGTAATGCCCAGGATGTCGGTCACGGTGTCGGTGTCGTGGTTGTATTCCACGCTTGCGTCCTCAACACCGCGGCCCAGCAGTTCCCAGGTCTCAGTACCGGAACCGCCGACGTTCACAAAGATCATGTCCAGTTTGCGGTCAGCTTTTTGGCCGGCGGTCAGGTTGATAGCAGCTTCTGCCATGGTTATTCCTCCTCAAGATAGAGTTTGATTTGTAATTGATAGCGGGCCGCGTTGGCATCCGCCCCGGTGGGCACACCGGCGTTGGATGCCGTGATTTTGGTCACGCGGTACCCGCTGACAGCGGGGTAGTTGTGGGTGCGCTCCTGCCCGCGGATCCAGGCGGAGAGCGCGGCGAAAAAATCAGCAGCGTCCAGGTTGGGCTTTAGTTCCCGTCCAAATGGCAGCTGTGCCACAAAGGTCAGATTGTATTCGGCCAGGTCATACCCCAGCACGTCGGTGCGGTGGCTCTCGCTGGCCGTGCGCAGGGTGTATTCGGTCGGCTCTGCGCCCAGGTAGTTGGCGTTGAACAGGTCCTGCCTGTTGATCAGGGGGCACTGTACACGCATCCAGGCGCGGGTGGCATCCAGTACGTTCATCTTCCGGGTCTTCCTCCTGCCAGGGCGGCGGCTTCGCGGATGATGTCATCCTTGTGTTCGGCCATGGCCCGCTCAAACCAATAGGCACCCCGATCTGGCGCGCCGTTGTAGGTCAGCGGGCGGCCGGTGGGGTACTTGTGGGGCGGGCTGCGAAAGCCTGCCAGCTCTCCGCCCTCAAAGATGGGAATGTTGGGGCCGTATACCTCGCCGTAGTACAGGTAGCGCGCATAGGGCGTGGCATACACGATCATGCCGTCCCCGATGGCGCTTGCCGTGATGGCGCTGTGCTTGAGGGTGCCGGTGCGGAACGGCACCTTGGGGTCACAATAGCGGATCACCGCTTCGTCCACCGCCTTCTGCACCCTCCCGCCCGGTGTCAGCCCCCGTTTTTCCAGGGCATCAGAAAGGGCGGAAAGGTCAAGGCGGGCATCATATTTCAGTCCCATCAGCTTGCCTCCACATACCAGTGCGGCGCGGGGTGGCCGCGGTTGTCATGCACGTCCAGCACGGTGGCGGTCACGGTGCCGCAGGTGATCGTGTCGCCGGGGGCAATGTCCAGCCCAGCGGGGGCGGCGCTTTCCGGGATGCGGCATTTGTACACCCGCGCCGCGTGCAGGCCGGTGGAATCCACGGCGGTCTTTGCCTGCCCGTACCAGCTCACGCCGGTCAGGGTGGTTTCTTCTTTCACGTCCCGGTCGGCATCGCCGTCATAGTGCAGGTGGGTCAGGGTCACGGTCTGGTCACAGCCGTACAAGGGCCGCACCTCCCATCCCGGCCCGCATAGCGCAGCGGATGGCTGCGCGGCAGGTAAATATCCGCGGCCGCCTGCATGTCTGCCGTGTACTGTGCGGTCAGGGCGGCAGGATTCAGCGTTTCGCTGTAGCCGTCTGTGCTAAAGGCTGCCAGGCCGGGGCGGCTGCGCTCATCGGCCTTGGCGGCCTGGTAGCGGGCGGCAACATCCGCCAGCGCGCAAGCCGCCAGCTTTACGGTATCATCCACCGGCGCGCCGCACTTCAGGCGGCCAAATGTGATGCTGTCCAGATAAGCGCAGGCTTCCCGCACGGCGGGCATCCACTGCCCCTGGGTGGTGATCAGGGTGCCGCAGTAGGTGCCCTGATAGTCGGTAAAATCAGCATACATGGCAGCCCCCTTACTTGGATGCAGGCAGGGTGACGGCAACCGGTACGGCGGCTGCGGCAACCGTTACGGTGCCGGTCTGCGGGCGGTAACCGTCTGCCTTGACGCTGTAGGAATATTCACCGGCGCGCAGGTGGAACACGGCGGTGCCGTCAGTGCCGGTCAGGCGGATGGAGCCGTTCACATTGACAGCTGCACCGGCAATGGCATTGGGGGAGCTTTCGGCATTATCCTTGACGGTAAAGGTCACAGTCTGGTCGGTGTAGGCGGTCGCGGCGTCAATGTAGGCAAAGGGCACGTTGACGCGGTTCTCGTTCATGCGGGTGGCGGGGTTCGGCATAGCCCAGCCCATGCGGAAGGTAACGCGCAGGGCAATCATGTCCTGCTGGGCCAGGTTGAAGATGATGTCCTTGGTGCTGGGGTCCTGGATCACGGCCTGGTCCAGGATCTTGACGTCCACATCCTGGCGGATGGCGTACACCAGCTGCTTAAAGTTGCCGGCCACCATGCGGGCAACGCTGGTATCAAAGCTGCCGTTCTCAGGAAAGTAGATCGGCGCGCCGTCCAGGGCATAGGGAGTGGTGCCCTGCATATCGCTCTTGTACAGGGGGTGGCCGTTGGTATCCTTGATGCCGCGCAGGGACGCTTTGGCACCCATGGCAGCCACAACGCCGTCCACGGTGTAGCCTGCATCCTCCACCTTGGCAAACAGTCCGTTTTCGCCCAGCAGGGAATCATAGCTGATGCCGCCGGAAACGTTGTTGCCGGCCTGGCGGGCAACGGTGATAATGTCGTTCTGCCACTCTGCCGGGCGGTTGATGCCGAACAGAATGGCCTGGTCCACCCGCAGGCCGATGGCTTCGTTGACGCGCGGGGTCACCTCGCCCAAGATGTCAAACTCAGCATCAGCCAGAACGGCTTCGGGGATGGGAACAATGACTGCCAGCTCACCGGCGGTCAGGTAGACGTTTTCCCACGCCTGGCGGGAAGTCTGCTTATAGCCGGTATCACCGTTGACCCAGTAGGCCAGCGGCAGCATGGAAAGCACCGGAATGCGGGTCTGCTTGCTGGTCATGTTGGGCAGCTTGCGGCCCAGCTGCATCACAACGCTCTGCTTGGGGGCATCCTGAAAAATGGTGCTGACAACCTGCTCACGGATGAGGGCTTCAGCGCGGGAACGATCAATAACATTGGGCATGGGTTATTCTCCTTTCATTTGCCAAACGCGGCACGGATTGCCGCATTTGCTTCTTCGCGGCCGGTGGCAGCTGCCGGGGTGCCGGTAGCGCTTGCCACAATGCGCGCGGGCTTGGTATCGGCGGCAAATGCGCCGGGATCATTTTCGCGGTAGGTCTTTACAAAGTCGTCAAAGCCCAGCAGGCTGTCCCCCTGCAGGGGCAGTTTCTTGGCGGCCAGGTCGGCCATAAATGCCTTTTTGGCGCTGGCGCTGGTAAAGTGCAGCCCGGCAGCTGCATTCTGAGCGGCATAGCCTGCCTGCAGCTCGGCTACTTTTGCGTCAGCAGCTTTCTGGGCATCGGCGGCTTTCTGCTGCCAGTCGGGGTCATAGCCTTTCAGCTTGGTGTTGGCCTCGTCCAGCTGGGTGCGGATGGCATCACGCTCGGCTTTGGCCGTCTCAGCGGCCTGCTTTTCGCGGTTCACGTCCGCGCCGTTCATGGCGAACACACGCTGCACCTGCTCATCATTCAGGCCAAGGGCTTTGAGATCTTCGGTTTTCATGGGTGTTACCTCCTGTGTAGGGTGTCAGATAGGCGTTTTTAGGTGGTTGCCGTCACCGTCTGTGCGGCTGTTTCAGCCCTGCCGCAGCCGGGCAAAAGGGTATAAAAAGTGCCCGCCTTGACCTCATGCGGTCAAAAGCAGGCATGAAAAAACCACGGTGCGGGTGCATCGTGGTTGAATAATCGTTAAGGGCTATTCGGGAAGTTCGCCCAATCGTTTCAGAATGTTGTAGCATCCACGGGCAGCCAGTTGGGCAGGAGGAATGTCTCCATCAAGCGCAACCCAACCGTCCGGCACAGTATACTTTGGGTCAATAGGGTTCTCTTGAAGGAACTTTTTCATTTCTTCAATTTTCTCTGGCGTAATAGTGAATGCCATAATTCTGAACCTCTTTGAAATAAGTATTCAATGTATCATAAATGGCGGCTTTGGTTGTCGCTTTGTTCATGTCAAACATCAACAGGGAAGTCAGGTTTTCCAAAGTTGTTTCATCGGTATTGTTAGTTCTTTCAATCGCGTAAAGGGAACCATCATTGCCAACGGCGGTCAGAATGCGGATGGTTTTGTTTTTAGAGAATGCGTCCAAATCATCAGGTGAAAATGTCAGCCCGCTTGGGTGCGAGTGCATTACAATACAGTCGACATTTGGAACCTTAATTTTTACAGATGTTCCCGGTTCAGAACTTTCCTTGTAACCGCCCAGCGGCTGCATATCCAGCCCGTAACAGCGGGCCTTTTCTATCCCAAGCGGAACCTTTCGGGCTTCCAGCAGCAGCTTCTTGTGGGCGTTGGCAAGGGCACGGCTGCCCGCGGCGTCCAGCGTCTCACAGGCAAACGGCTGAATGTGCTGAATGCTCTGGATGGTAATCTCCTTGTACCCCAGGCTGATTTCTTTCAGTGTAGCATTGTTTTGGGCGGATTGCAAGGCACTTGCCGCCGCATCCGCCTGTTTCGCTTCCCTTTGCCCAAAGCCCGGCACCTCCGCCCTTGCGCCGTCCAGCCTCTCCCCGGTTTCTGCCAGGAAGGCACTCAGCTGCTGCCGGGCGGCTTTCAGCTTGGCGGCGCTCTGGTTGGCATCCACCCCGGCGGCGGTCTCGGCCAGGTAACGGCGCTTGTATTTGCGCACCCTGCGTTCCAGCGCCCGCTGCATCTGGGTGATCTCGTACCGGGTGTACAGTCCGCCGCCATAGGGAATATTGCGGGCGTCCAGTTCGGCCAGGCGTTCGTCCGTGTAGTTGCGGACAGATACGCCGGGATAGAACGGGTAAAAGTTGTGGCGGCAGTTCCAGCCGCACAGGCCGGGGCCGGTGCCGTAACCGGTGGCGGTCTCAAAATCCTCGTACCGCTCACCGTCCTGCACCACAGCACCGCCGCGGTGGTAGACCCGGCCCTGCCACACCGCATGGGTGGGGCGGGCCCCCTCGTGGGCGGTCACCTCCACAAACTCGCAGTCCATCTCTTCCATGCGGGCCAGTTGCAATTTCGCACAGGTCTGGTTTACGCCGGTCAGCACGGCCCGGCGGGCGGCTACTTCCAGCGTGTCAGTGTGGCCGCTGGGGTAGGTGATGTACGGCATGGTGTCCGCCAGGTCATCCACCGTGCGGCGGATGGCGGTGTTGTAATCCAGGGCTCCGGTGCTGATCAGCCCCCACGCGCGGGAAAGCCGGTCCTCAAACGCGCCGGTCACCGTGTTGGCGGTGGTGGCCGTCAGGTTCTGCCAGGTGCCGCAGGTCTGGCGATACCCGGCATTCAGCAGGTTCAGCAGGGCAGGGGACTGGTTGACCGGCGGCGGGTCCAGCCCGGCAGCCGTATAAACGGCATCGTCCGCAGCCAGGGTCTGTGCCCCGGCGGTTTCCAGCAGCCGCTTGATCTCCGCCCGGCTTTTGCCGGTGTACCTGGCCAGGGTGGCAACGGTGTTGCTGCGCACCGCGCGGGTTTCGGCCAGCCGCCATGCCTGCCATATGGCCGTTGGGGTCAGCGGGTCCAGCTCGCCCAGGCTTTTCATGCGCCGGGCAATGTCCTGCAAAATGTCATCTTCCACCTGCTGCCACAGCTGCACAAAGCGGCGGGGCAGGGCTTCCAGCTGGTCAGGGGTCAGCATGGGGCATCACCTCACGGGGCAAAGGTCAGGGCTTCGTCGGCGTTATTCTCGGCGCTGGTTTCAGCCGCGATTTGGGCGGCTTCCTCCTGGCTGTAGCCCTCAAACTCGGTCAGGTAGCGCTGCATGGGGAACTTGCCCGCCTGCACATACTGCCAGAACAGCTGCTTGCGCTCGCTGGGGTCGTTTACAATGCTGTCGTCCCAGTTGTACACGGCGGTGTAACTGCCTGCGGGGGCCAGCTGGTACAGGTCGGCATAGGCATTCATCGCGTACAGCAGGTCATCCAGCGCCACCTGCAGCGCGTGCTGAATGCTTTTTACGGTGGAATAGCTGCGCTGCTTGCTTGCCATGATCTCGGTGGCGGTCTTGTCCACATTCTGGGGGTCGCTCAGGGTGCCATAGGCAAGGCCGCACTGGAACTCAATGCGTTTCAAGATTCCGTCCAGCCCGCGCAGATAGGCTTCATCCCGCAGGGCGGGCGCAAACACATTGAACAGTGTGCGGTCCGCCACATTGCCGGTCATGCAGCCGCGGTACAGCCGACCGCTGCGCTGGTCCATCTGGAACCCACCGTCCCCGGTGGGGCGCAGGGCCGCAGCGTCCACATCAATGGCAAGCTGGCCGCCCTCGTACTCCCACAACAGGCGGCCAAACTGTTCGTCTGCATCGTGGATGGTATCCACAGCGGGGGCGTAAACGCTGGCCCCCAGCGGGCTGTGCCGGTCATTGCGGTTGGCAAGGGGAATGCGGAAGTAGGCGAATAACGGCCGCTCCACCTCAATGCGCACCTCCGGCGCAATGTCGGCCCACTCCGGAACATCGGCCAGCGGGATCTCGTGCCCCAGGCTGGCCGTGCTGGAACTGGCAAACGCCTTGTTCTGGATGGTCTGCACCCCGGCGGCGTATTCGTGCCGCTCAAGGCGGGTGTAGATCGTGTTTTTGCGTTTGAGTTGTTCAGAGAAGATCGCCCCGGTCAGGCGGCCGGTGGTGTCAAAGGTGGTGGGGAAAAAGCAGTCCCCCTGCACCACATCCACCAGCAGCCTATCACCGGAAACATAGGGCTTGAACACTGCCCCGCCCAGTGCGCAGGCAATCTCGGTGTAGTTGGGCAGCTTGTCCAGAAACGGGGCCAGCTGCTCGGCCAGATAGTCCGCCCGCGAAGAGCCGGACAGGCTGACTTTCAGCTCCATCGTGACCAGCCGGGCAAATTCCCGCGCCACGCTGGCCGCAATGTGCAGGCTGTGCAGGTCGTTTTTGGCCGTGCACCAGGGGCCGCCCGTCTCGTACATCTGGGCCCACAGGGCAAGGGCATGTTCCATCTGGCCGGACAGGATAATGTCGTTTGTGCCGGGGGCATCGCCAAACAGCGTGCCGATCTGGGCACGCAGCCAGCGCAAAAGCTTTTGAAACATCTTCACTTCCTCCAATCCGCCCAGCGGTATTCGCGGGCCAGCACGGTATAACAAAAATAGCGGATGTCGTCCATGGCGTGGTCGTTCTCCTTGATGACGGCATCCTGCGGGGCCTTGTCGTCCCAGCAGTAGGTCTTGAACTCCCGCAGGGCATCTGTGCAGCTTTCGTGGATCTGCACCCGCCCGGCTTGCAGCAGGCTGGCCGTGACCCGGATGCCGTCCAGCACATCGTTGGCGGCAGCCCGCACCATGTACCGCCCATGGCGGCGAATGGTTTCAATAAAGGACGCGGCGGAGGGGTCCACCACCACTTCCTGCACATAGTAACCGCGGGTCAGCTCTTCCAGCGCGGTGTAATGTTCTTCATCGGTGCGCTGGTGCTGGACCTCGCGGGAGTTGTAGTAACTTTCCTTGATGCGCACTGCCCGGTTGGCCTGCACGCACCACAGCCCCATGCTGCACGGGTTGTGGGTGCCGTAGTCGATCGAGACAAAAAAGCGGCCATCCATCCCGGCGGTCGGCCCGCGCAGCAGGTAGGCATCCGGGTTGGCCGCCACAAAGGGATAAACCAGACCTTCGGCCACCACCCAGCGCCCGCGGATGTACCGCTCATAAAACACGCCGGTGTACTGTGCCCGGTACCGCGCCTTGATCGGCTCGGACAAGCTCAGGTTGTCATCCATCGTAAAGTGCAGGTACAGCAGGTTCTTGGCGCGGGCCTGCAAAATCCAGCTTTTGTAGAACCAGTGCTCCGGCCCCTCCGGGTTGCAGTTGAACCAGAACTTGGAACCGTCCACAGAACAGCGGGCGGTGGCCTGGTTTACAAAGCTTTCCGGCATCAGGGCAACTTCGTCAAACAGCGCGCCCGCCAGTGTAATGCCCTGGATCAGGTCCTGGCTGCCCTCGTCCTTGCCGCCGAACAGGTAGTAATAGTTGGTCACGGTCCCGCGGGTAACAATCAACAGATTGTCGCCCCGGCGCTCGGCGGCAGTGTAGCCGCGGGCGGTCAGCATCTGCTTGAGCACCCCCACCACGTTGCGCCGCAGGCTGGCAATGGTTTTGCCGCACAGGGCAAAGTTCTGGCCGTTAAAGCGCGCCATGCCCCACAGCACAAAACTAAGGGAGAGCGAAACGGTTTTACCGGAACGGATGGATCCGTCCGCGATCAGCCCGTCCGCCGCCTGTACGGGGGAGGTGCTGCACCACCAGGTAAGCACCTGCTTTTGGCGGCGGCTGAACGGCCGGAACCGGAACGCGGCAGGCTTAACCGGGTTCATCCGTACCATCCTTCCAGGCTTCGGGTGCCTGCTGCTGCATTGCGGTCAAAAAGCCGTCATCAGTGGGCGGGGGCGGTGCTTCGGCGGGCTTGTCGTTCCAGCCAAAATTGCAGCGCAGGCTGAACTGCGCGCCGTTGGTGCCGTCCCGGTCAAACAGGCGTTCTTCGGCGTATGCTTCGCACTGGGCCTTCGCGCGCGTAATCGTGGTGCAAAATTCCTTTTTGCCCTGGTAGGCGTTCAGGTCCCGGCGGCAGGAAAACCCCAGCGCCAGGGCCAGCCCGCTTACCGTCGGTGGTTTGGCATCCACAATAATGGGCAGGCCGTATTTGTCCAAGCACGGCTCGCCGGTATCCGGGTTCATCAGGGGGTGCCCCTTGCAGGCGGTGAAATAGGCATCAATTTTGCCTTGGATCTCTTCCACGCTCTTGTACTTCGGGGGCCGCCCAACCGGGTTGCGTTTGTATGCCATGTTTCACCGCCTTTCTGAAATAAAATACCCCGCCGGGTCTGGCGGGGTTGAAGTTTTGATAAATCCCGGCATACACGGACAAAAAGGAAAGAGAGTAAATGTGTGAGCCTTTGCCGGGTGCCGGGGAGTGGGGCCGCACAAGGGCCTTGCACCCTTGCTGTGCCGTTGCTTGGGAACACAGCGCCCCTGCCAAATGGCCGGCTGCGCGGCATAAAAACAGCCAGGCGGGAGCATGGCCATCTGGCTGAAATGGGGAGGATAAAATGACAATACAAAAGCCGTAAGGACGTTTTGGGTTCCTTACGGCTTTTGATGATGGTATTATAGCATGGAATTTTGGCTTTTTAAGCTCATGCTCGCTTTATTGGGAAGAATGGTGGGGTGATTGCTGGTGTTCCCCCAAAAGTAGATGTGATTTGTGCAGCAAGCATGGAAAGCCTTGCCGCAAGCCCCTGTGAAGTTTGTAGGTAATAATCAAGGTCTTCACTAATCTCTTTTGCGACGTCCTCTTTGGATACGTTTGAAAGTGAATTTTCTTCTTTCAAAAAGTGCTCCACAAAATAAGTGATTCTTAGTCGAAAGTTACATTCGGGGTTAAAAGAAAATTCACGAGTACATTCAATTCTTAATCTATCGGGAAGGATATGCCATGCTATATCATCATGAAATGTGAATTCTGCAGCTGGAGCATCAGATGGGAGCTCTTTCAAATCTTGCAAGTCAATATTGGCAAGTCCAGCACGATAAGAATTATTCAAGAGTTCTTTAATCATTAGTAAACAATCTCCGTTATTGTATAATTTTGTTATGCATACTGTAATTAGAAGAAGATAGGGCAATTCGATTTTGATTGTTATTAAAATAATTGCTTTCAGGAAACTTGTTATTACTTATCGCTGATGCAGTTGTAAGTGAAATGGAAGATGATAGAGATTTTACAGAGTCAGCAAAAACTTCGATCCCTTTTGTAAAACGATCAAGAAGAAGGTTGTCGCTAGAAAAATAGGAAGTTAATGCATTTTCTACAACTTTATTTAAAGAAATATCTTCTTCCTGAGCTTTAAGGGAAGCCTTTTTATGCAATTCAGGAGAAACTCTTACATTAAATGTTCCGCTATACTCTTTATCAGGCGTTTTTCCAACCTGGGCACAGAAAGTAAGATAATTATCAATGCTATTATGAAATATTTCAATTAGTTCAGCAGTATTTTCTGCATGAAAATTTAACGAGTCCGAAATCCCAATAACACTTCCAACAAATATGTTGTCGTCAGGATCGTACTCAAATTTGGCATGGTAACCACGGTATTCGGCTAATTTTGCCATGGCCAAATCACTCCCTTTCTTTCAAATAATAAAAAATGATGGATTGCTACATTTCGTTTACCTCCTTCAAGAAGTTTCTAACCATTTTTACCTGATACGAATATAAATCTTTTTCTGGGTGGGGTGCATCAAATTGAAGAATGCGCCCTGTTGGCTCGTGATAAAATAATATACTGGAACCTCGTCCGCCATTTGCTAATGTACAGTTACATTTCTTCATCAATGAATTCAGTTCAACTACTGTGAAATTTTTAGGAAGAGGCTGTCGAAACAATTTTTCCAGTAGTTTTTCTTTGCTTGACATCACAACACCACACTTTACAAAATGTAACTAGATTTTAGTTACATTCTACACCTGCAAGCGAATGTTGTCAATGGATAACAAAAAAATCACAAAAATCCGAACACTTTACCCACAAGCCGAATGAATTCACCGTGCCATCTACGCGCTGTTACATAGCTTATGTGCAGCTTCATTGCTGCCCCCTCCAGTGTATGCGTTTTGTCCCAGAAAACGCACCGGATCACCTGTAGGCGCTCTTCGCCGGTATCCAGGGTCAGGGTTTCGGCAATGGCCTGGCGCACGGCTTCCATTTCCCGGCGGTTGATCTCCGGCAGTTCCCGCAGGGCGGCATCGGCCACCGGGTCGGCAGGAGTACCGGAGCCGTGGGGCATACCGCTCAGATCGGGGCTGATACAGGTTTCGTGCAGGGCTTTTTCCTGTTCGCAAAGAGTGGGGTAGCGGCGGATAATATCTTTTACATATCCCCACCAGCCATAATGCGGTCTGCTCATCGGCATCACCCCTTCCGCGGCTTGTGCAG